GGTACTTGAACGCCATTGAACTTCGTCGCTATTCCGAGTCCGGTAATCTTACCGATTCCCGAGTTTCTGGTCTGACCTAAAAGGGCGCTTCCACGGCGAAGCGTGATAGCGTCCTTCTCAACGGAAGTGATCCAGTTGAGCGAATCCGGGCTCATCCCCCTAGGAAGCGTCTTTACATCTTTGACTTCCGTGTTGATTCCGGAGAATTGTGATACACGATAAGTGATTGGGTCCATAGATTATGCATCCGGCTGAATAACTCCACCGGCGGCGGTATAAGGGGGCGTTTGCTGAATGCCATAATCCTGTCCCTGCTGAGCCGAGTTCTGTAAATCACTATCCCATTCGCTCATCATTTGGAAGATACCAAGGGCAAGCTTTGCGTTATTGTCAGCCTGAGCGTTGTTTACGAGGTCGTAATCGACGCCGAGCTTGTAGTAGACGGCAACTGAGAGGGCGAGAATCGGATGATACTCCTCCGGGAAAAGCCACTCGCTCTCATTATCGGTAGATACAAGGTCTGACTTTCTGATATAGAAAAGATAAGCCGATAGCGTCTGAGAGAACGTTCCGCAAATATAGAATCTCCTGGCCGCCCAGTCGGTATAAAACTTGGTCGGGTCGTTCTGGTAGGTAAACTGAGCATCGATGGGAACTTCCCTGAGTCGTGTCTGAACATTATTCTGAGAGTCCACTAGAATGATCGGTGAGCGGGCGACGAACTTTCTGAGGTTATCCGGCAACGTGAGCGGATTCAAAAACGTATTGCTTGGCGAAACAGTGAAGGCCGAACTCTTTGTTCTCAATATCGCCCACGGGCGCTGATTCTCCCAGTACATCTGAGCAATGTTGAGGAAGGTATCAAAAAGAGTCGCGTCCATCACGACGTTATCGAGCAGTCCTGTCGTCAGTGTGAAAAGTTCGGATTTGTTCATGCCTTTATCAATTTAGCAAGCCGTGATCCGCGACTAACTTGTACGGGCTCTTCTGGCTGTTTTTGCTTGCGCTGAATACTCGCCGTCTGAAGCTGAATGTCAATCGGCTGACTGAGCACCTTCTCAACCTCTTCGGTTATTTTCTTACTCAACGACTCTCCTGCGGTTGCAAGTGTCCGGACGAGCTGTTGAGTAGCCTCAGTCAAGGCCTTTGCGTTCTTATCTCCATAGGTACTAACGACGCGGCGCATCGCATCCGATAGCATCAGTGGGAACTCGGCAAGGGTTTTCTTTAAAGCCTGTCGGAAACCGCTGTGTTCGGCGGCCATCTTCGAGATAGCCTCATTTATTTCTTTAATGTGGCTGACAATGCTCGAGTCTATATTCTCGAGGCGATCGGCTTTCTCCCCGATACGGAGGATGAACGCCATCTTTTCCTTGAACTTTTGCCCGATACTCTTCTCAACCCCGCCAACCGCTTCGATAACTTCCGAAAGATTGATGCTTGGTTGACTGCTCTTAATATCATTGATGGCTTCGGCGAGGATTTTCTTGATTTCCTCCTTGCTTGCTCCGGAGTTGTATCCGCCTCCGAAAAGGTACTGGCCGGCGAGTTGCCGGATGATATATCCATCGAGAGTTGTTCCATAAATAGTTGACTCAGTTGTGTATCCGGAATCGGTATATACAGTCGTAAAAACTGATATCTGAAGGCCATTGCCGGACGCATCGTTCGGAGTTGTCCAAAGATACGAGAAGTATTGATTCCCGTTATCGGTTAGATTCAGTGTCGCCAAAACCTCCCCGGATATTGAGTTCTTAATCACCGAGCGAACAAAGTAAGTGTTCGTGTCGGACGGATTGTTGATTTTATAGTCAACGAGGAATTGTTTGACCGGCGCGATGATCTGCATGGGTTTTAAACCCCAAACTTATCGCGCTGATATCTCGGCAGCGGAAAATGTTTGGGACGTAGTTGTGGCAATGATTCCGTAAATCTTTCCGGTATCAGTGATCGTTGTGCAGGTTGACGGGAAAATTGTGATTCCGGTTGACGTTGCAAAGTAGCCAGTCGCTCCGGCGGTTGTGGTAGCCGTTACGGAGGCCGGCATTGCCGTCAAATAGCCGTTAAACGTCGTCGGATTGCAGATGGTGGCCAGGATGCGCCCGGAATTCGCCGAGAGCAATAGCGTGGTCGTTGAGGCGATTGTCGGGCGAGTATTCGTCATTCCCGAGAACGTCTGCTGAACCTGGCCGTATCCGAGATTCATGGATACTGGCTTGTTGTAATTTTGGATATACAAGAACGCAAGCGTGATTGATGCTCCGAAGATAACTGCTTTCAAAAAATTGATGGTGTTTTTCATTGGCTTCACTATACAATTTGCGATTTTTAATCTAACTCATCAGCTTATCCCCGCCCCCATCAAGGGGCGGAGGAAACTGACTAATCAGCAGGAGTGGTCTCACGAACTTCGACGAGGGACGTTGTTCCCGAAAGTCGAGTGATCGTAATCCATGCCTGATTGAGGTTGTCAATTAAGTCGCTACTTGCTGACGAGCCTACAAGGTTCATTCCCGCTCCGGCAACAACCGTCACGACAGTCGTTGAGGCTGAAGTGTTGCTGTATACGAAGTTGATAGTGTCCCCATTAGCTGTCAAGCAATCAGCGGCGAGATTAGCCGTGTCCGGAAGTGTCAACGTTGATGAAGCCGTTGTGTTATCCCAGCTCACGACCTTGCTCGTACATACCTGAGCGGCGGTCAATGTTTGAGCAGTACTCGTCGCGGAAAGAGTCGTAATGACTCCAGTTCCGACCGGAAATCCTCTCAGATCACCGGAGAACGTGCCGGTCGTAGTGTCCACCGGACCTACAACCTCACCGCCACGCAACATGAGCACGTCGCTGATTCCGTTGTACACAGAACCGGCAAAATGCATGTCGTCATACTGTACCGCACCTAACCCGTCCGCCTTCTCAGAAACCGCTGTCCGATAACCCCCTGCGGAACCAAGCGCAAACACCAGACCCAAGAGCGCTATGGCGCCGACAGCAAGAAGAACTTTCTTAGTGTTGGTCATATGTTTGTGTTGATGTTATGCGCTAGTTGAAGGAGTTGGACGGAGCAGTGAACGTCGAGGCCGCAATCGGCACTTTGACGAGCTGTTTGGTCTGACTCAAGAAGACCTTCCATCCGGCAAGTGTCCAGGTTACGAAGTCCTGAGCCACATAACCACCAGTCGCTCCGTTCGAGAGAATGTTTCCGGCGGAAACAGTCAAGTTCGGATAGCGTTGCATGATGAGGGCGATAGACTTCGAGAGACCGAAGACGGCCGTTACGGCCTGCTTAGAGATGGCGCCGTTAGCATCAGTCTGGCTGACGGCAACGACGTTCTGACCCTTGATGGTGATCACACACGAACCATCACCATTATCAACGGCCGAAATCTTATCAAAGATACGGCGTTGCGGGATAGTCAACGATGAGCGCGTAAGAGCATAGCTCTTACCGGAAATCGAAGCGTACGGATCATTCAAGAAGTTTACGAGGTTCGTGCACGAAACAGTCGCGCTCGTCTCAGCCTTAATCTCACCGGCGGCATCAATCGTGCCGGTCTCCCACGTGAGCGTTACGCCACCAATGGTGATTGTAGAAGCGTCAGTCGGAGTCGAGGTGAACGTAAGCGTGAACGAGAACGGGAGAGCGGTCGAAACGACGGCGTTGAAGCCGAAGATGAGACCGAGGTATCCCTGCTTGAGGGTCGTGTCTCCGAGCTCAGTGTTCTTGAAACCAATCTGAAGGAGGAGCTGTTCCTCAAGTTCAGCCGGAATCGCGGCCACCGGCATCAAAGACTGGCTGTCAAGCTTGATGACGTTCTGGAACTTCTTGTGCTCATCGTAAATCACGTTCTGATTACGAAGAACACGTCGGGCGGCCGTAAAGATAGCGGCCGCATTCGCTGAACTCAGCGAAATCGGGTCTCCGGCAGTACCAGAGAAGTCGCCGGCGGAGAGGCTACCGGCCGCATTCGAGGCCAATTCGGCCAAGATATCGGCATCGATAGACCAGAAAACCATGTTCATGGCCTTCTGCGCCCACTTCTCCTGAGTCGGGCGGTGATCCTGAATCTTCTCACGCATCGGGATGCGGTTCGTGGAAGTCGGGAGCTGATCAACAGTGAGATACTCATCTGTGATCGTCTTGTTCTCAACTACATAGCTACCATCGGCGCCCATATCCTGGACGTCCTGATCGCCATCGTAAGACCACTTGATAGTGGACCCACTCTCTAACTCATTCTCAAAACGCTGGTCAGCGAACATCGGGAAGACGGCCTGCTTGTAGTGCGTCAACTGATATTGCTTGATCCAGACTGTTTTGTAGGGAACTGTGTTCCCTGAAAACGTATACATGGAAACAATTAAATGATTCTTAAGGCGCGAGTTGCGCCTTAAAAACCAACCTCACAAGCCCTCTCTATCCTCTAATTGGCTTGTTGATACGATAATCCTTGCGCGGCTTGTCATTCATCGAGACCATATCCATCCGCTTTGCGGCGGCCGGCGTCATGTCTTCGATATCTGGCATAGTCTCTTCTTGCGAATCATCCTCTGATTCATCTCGAGTGATACTCTTGCCCTGCTCAAGTCCCCGGCGCTTTGCCGCTACCTGAAGTAAGGTGTCGAATTTCTTGCTCTCCTTGAAAAGGATGTAATCGAGGTCATACTGGTGGTACTTCTCGCTCCTAGCGAGCTTATACATAACCTCTTTCGCCTTGTTGAGTTCTGCGGCTTTCGCATTCGGATACTTCTTCTGGATTGCCGGCATTGCCTGCTCCCACTCCCCATTGAAATGGTCGAGCTCTTTCTTCTCGGCGGAGTCTTTTTTCAGCTCCTCGAGCTCAGTAAGAGCATTCTTGATTTCTTCTGGAAGTTCGGCTTTTTCCTTTGCTCCGAGCTTTTTCGTGGCAATACCTACTGCCGCATTCAAGATTTCTTTGAGCGATTCCGGCTCAACGTTAATCCTCTTTGCAAGGTCTGCGGCAATGGTTTCAATCTCATCAGCCTGTTCCTCAACAGTTTCGCCTTTCTTATTACCCTTCACAATAAGGGCTTTGATTTCATCAATCGAAGACTTGAACTCGTTTCGGAGCTCAGACTTCAGACTGTTAATCTGCTGAAAGGCGGCGCGTTCGGCTTTGGTTGGTTTTGAAGGTGCAACTCGCCCCCGGCGGGAAGCCGGACTAGGCTTCTCATCGCCTTCTTTTTCCTCCTCTTCGTCCTCGCTGTCGTCTCCGGGCTCGTCCTCTTCGGAGTCATCGCCCTCTTCGGTTTCATCAGCTTCAGACTCAGAGCCTTCTTCTTCCGCCTCTTCCTCCTCGACTCCCGTCCCCTCTTCGGTTTCGGTTTCGTCTTCGGTCTCATCGGCGAGAGGGTCATTATCGGCGCCCTCCATAATTCCCGATCCTTCGCGAGCCGCTTTCAGGGCTGGATCAATCCCTTTGTTGATATCGTCCATACTTCTTTTAAAGTGGTTTTAGTTCCACATAGCCTTTCGGCTATCGCCGGCGGGGACTAGCCACCGGTTTATTTATAATGTTGACTACTCTACTACCTCACCATTGAACCGAACTCGATACTGCTCGGCGATAACCATGAAGTCTTCGCCGTGCTGTTCAAGAGTGAAAGTACGCTTTGAACCCCCTACCGGACCGGACGGCTGACTCTTACGAATGAGAATCGTGATGGATGTCTTCCCGGATTTCGCCTTGACTGGCGCTGATTCAACCGGAGCGACTACACTCCCCTCATTACTAGACTCAACCTTCGGCTGTTCAGCTTCCGGCTTTGCCGCTTCCTTCTTCGTCTTTACCAATTTTGCCGCTGTTGCCATTAAAGTGATTATTTCTTTTTAGTAATCTTCCTCGTTCGACTTTTTGAGGATTTTCGACTTTTCCCTTTTGATTCAGTGAGGAGCTTTTCATAAAGCAATCGCTCCGTGAGAATGCTCCTATGAGTCAAAGAGGTCATTATGTCGGCATTATACTGAATGAACTTCGTTATCTAACTCGTTGACGCTTTTCTCAACTGATTCAATCTCTCCCTCCGGATCATCGGTAAGGAGGGCAAGGTAGGCTTGATGGGCTGATTTCTCCCGGAAAAGCGACTTCCGCTCAACGTCTGAGAGGTCTTCTTTCGTTGAGAGCACAACGTTTATCGTCCGGATAGCATCACGGCAGATATCGGCGAGCGCTTTCGTGTTCGGGTGAGATAGCCATTCTTTTTGAATCTGAAGCTCGGCCATCCGGTCTTCATAATGCTTAAGCTGTTGCTCATGCTCCGGTGAATTCTTAAGAAGGTTCTTGAGTGATATAACCTTCTCGGAAAATGTGCGCTCCTTTTTTTCTGCCATATTATTGAATTACCGGTGTTTGATTTGGAACCTGGCCGGGAATACCGCCCTGCGCGGCAAGTATCCGCTGAGCATCTCGAGCCGCCTTCTCTTTCTCGTTGCCGATAACGATTTGCTCATGAGCCAGGGCTGTCTGAATGAGCATCTCGAACTTCTTCATCGGAATCGTATCTCGGTGTTCCTTGGCAAAATCAAGCAGATGATTGATGTAATATCGGTCTGCGTTGTAGTTCATCTTCGGTTGCTTGCCGTGGAGCATAATCTCCTGAACTGCGGCGGCCGCTTCTGCAATAGTCTCCTTGTCAGAGTCATTGTTCGTATCGAGAATAATTGCGATATCCGGCTCCGGGAGTCCGCCGATGTCTCGAAGAACATACTCATCAAAGGCTCTCGGGTTTACATTCGGAGAACCCTTCACCATACCGAAGGCCTTTTCCTTACGGCCGGCGGCGGCTTCATTCAGCTTGTTCTGCGAAGACTGGGAGACGACAGAGAACTTCGGGTTTCGGTTTAAATCAAGGTCAACACGCTCGAGAACGCCCCATTCGATTCCGGTCTCGCCAAGGAGCTCAATGGCCATCGGTTCGCGCATGTAGTCCTTAAGGGATGCGACAAAGAGGACTCCGAGCTCCTGAACGAGCTCAAGCTCCGGCTGACTCATGAACGAGAGGCGCTTATTGATATTCGCCATCTCCGAGTAAATGACGCCCACTTTCTTGCTTGCCGGCTGAGAACCTCCCTGCTGAAGCTCATTTACTCCAAGATTGCGTCCGGCGACGCTCTCAAGCCAGTTCGCCATATCGATAGTCCCGCCTATTTCCGGAGTCTTGAACTCATAAACACCCTCCGAGAGGCGGCGGGTTCCGCCCTTCGTGTCAAACGGAACGAGCGCATCCGGGCGCCACTGAGCCTCATCAAGCTTGGCAAGGTCTTTCACCATGTCCTTGTCATACGCCTTTGCGTTCAAGTTCCGCTTCTGGCGGTTTGTAAGGTCTTGATTGACGAGCGTGATCATCGTATCGGCGATAGGATACAAGTCGTCCGCGAATGACTTACTGGCGAAGTTCTTCGGGTCTTCGTGCGAAGCTGAAGAGATGAAGTTGTAGCCTCCGGAGGAGTTGATATCCTTGAGCTTTTCGAAGCGAATCCACTCGGCCATAAACGGCTCGAAGAGGTTATACCATCGGCGGCCTTCATAGACGGACTCGAACTCAACGAGGTGGAATACCTTCTCGCCGACATAGTTGTTTGCCTCCGGCATAAGGCCAAGAGGCTGAAAACGATTTGAAAAATCGAGATATCCGTCCCAGATACCGGAACGCTTATAATCAGCTCCGCCAACCTGAAGCAATTTATTGACCTGCTCTCGGTCATATAGTCCATCCTCAACTCCTTTCCGGAGCTGACTCTCTGTTCGCCATACGTTCTGCCGGCCAGTGAAAAGGTGTCCCTCAAGACTGCCGCCTCCCATCGGTTCAAAGAAAAAGTCTTCGAAAGGAACAACCTCAAGATTTGAATGATACTGCTCAGTGCCTTTCGTTTCATCAATCACACTAGCGGCTGAAAACGAGAAAACCTCCCGGCCGGTGATTATCTTTTCAAAACGTCCCTGACGGAACTTCTTATTCCACTGAGCTCCGGGGCGTGAAGAGGTGCTCTCCTTCTTGATTGCGGCGTTTATCTTGACGATTGCCTTGAAGTCAGCCGGATCATCCTCATCAGCTTTTAAAATGTGAGTTTCGTCCAAGTCTGCTTGAAGCGTGTCAATCATTCCCGGGAAAATCGGAATCGGAACGTTGAACGAAGTACGCAATCGGGGCGGGATGATGCCATTATAAAGCCGCCGGTATTTCCGGATTTGCATCATGCGAGGAAGCTTGAACTGCCAACACGTCGCAAGTTGCCTCAGATTTATCCCTGTCAGTTTCTCCGCAAGTTTGTTTGCCATTTTGCTTACTATACAATTTGCGATTTCGAAGATAACAATTGAAACATATTTTTCCCACCCGCTTGGATACTGCGAACCCCGGCATACCGCATTGAGAACAGTGCCATTTATCCTCAAGCGCCCGCTGATATCTGCTAGGATTGCGAGGGACTTTGCAGATAGTGCATACCGCCAAGAACTCGAGGGCTACAAGGAAGAGCCTTCGCCGGCGCGGGCATGGAAAGTCATAATGACTTTCGCAGTTATAGCATCTGAGCCTGATCGTCTTGACTTCCCGACTCATATTCGCTTGTAGGTTGATATGGTGGCTGTTCGTATTCATCCTCCGGTTCGGCCTCACCGAGGAGCGCATAGTTCCGCATTTGCCAACAGATAGCAGTTGCCATGAGAAGGTCAAAGTGTCTGGTTGTCTCCGGGTCAAAGGAGGTATCGATAAGGTCATCCTGGTTGTAGGCTCTCATCTCGAGCAGGATGCGGCGGTCGCGAATGACAAGGTGGCCGGCTTCATATGCGGTCTTGAGGTTGTAGATAATATCAGTCTTGTTTGCTCCGGTTTCGAATCCAAGCTGAGCACTGAGCTTATCCCCCACCTTGATGGTTTTTCCGGTCTGAATCTGACGATAGATTTTCTCAATCGGGTAGATGTGCTTGAGCTCGTTGACTGTTGCGTGTCCCTGATTGTTTACCTCCGGCGCCAAGAGACAACCTCCAAGCATCCATCCTTCCCGCTTAAGTTCATGGGCGAATGTGTCCGGGGCGATTTGATTATTCGCATATGAACCCATTTGAATCGCCGGGATGCTCGTAAAATCAATCGCAACTGAAGCGCATGAGTCCCGGCCAACACCCTTTGCAACGTCTCCTCCTATGGCGTATCGATGACTGGCGTTGTAATCTGCCCAGATTTTGAAGCCGGCTCGATCCTCTATTGCCTCAGTGCATTTTGCGAGGTCTTCATCAATCTTCTTGCGGTCAAAGACAAGCTGTCCGGATAGTTCCGGGCTGTTCATCATTTCACTCTCATACACTTTGCGGCCGCCGGCGTTGAGCGTCCGCTTCTTGGTCTCGAGAGAGACTACCTGCTTTGATTTATCCGGAATGCCGGCGTTGAGCGCTTCCGCCTCCTGGTCAGTCATAACGTGCTTTGATGGCCACGCCGGAACTACCCCTTCCGGAGTCTGAATCTCAACGTCAACCCGGTGAACATAGAAGCGCTTATCCTCTTTCGCTTTATTGAGAATATACTGCACGTTCCCGGACTCAGTGATGTAGTTGCAAAGGAAGAGAACTTGTCCGGTCGGCGAGAGTCCGGAGAACATTTCATCGAGGTGTCCGGAGATTGAGCGGGTTATTGCGGCGCTCCGCTTTGTCTTATTACTCTCAAAGTCGTCGATGATGAAAAGGTCGGGGCGGTTCTTGTTGTAAACACGGCCACGAGTCGTCTCCTGAGTTGAATAAGCTTCGAACTTCGTTCCCGGGATGATAGTGCCGTCCGGGAGTTTCTGATCAGCAAGGATGAATGACTCGGAGCGCTTGACTGTCTTCTTCTTCACCCGGCCAGTCGGTTCATAGTAGAGGTGTCCGAAGTCCTTGATGATGCGCTCGTTCGTCTGAAGCCAGAGCGTGATATCGAACATGGCGCTGATGGCGTTCTCTTTCTCGTATGAGTCGAAGTTGATATAGTGCTTGAATCCGAATACGGCGCAATAGCAGGCGTACATTTTGGCCAGGGTCGTCTTCGCCGATTCACGGAACATCATCCATACGAGATAACTAATCTCGAAAGAGAGCATCCGGTCGATATCGTCGTCCATATCCCAGTGGAAGTCGGCTCGCTTGTATCCGAAGTATTCCGGGAAGTAGTAGATGCAGAAGTACGGAAAGCCGCCCTTGTGCTTGAATATATGCATCCGCTGAGCGAGGTTTCCCTCCAAGACTATTTTGGCAAGCCTATTGTCTATCATTTTCCCCAGGTTTTTGAATGAGTTTCATTACGGACTCGAGAAGCATTATCGCGTACGACTCGGGAGACATAGCGAACTGAATCGGGTCAATTTGTAGCTTGATATAGCGCCCCGGCTGAAGGTGTCCCTTGAAGTCCGGGGCGACTATAACGATATCGATCATAGGGCTAGGGAATTGAATCGGTCTTTCTCGTTTTGGAGACTTCCAACTACATTGCCAAGCATTACGATGAGCTTCTTCGCCGCATCAAGTGCATCCTTCCCCTTCACCTCGAAGCTAAACTCCATCTTCTCTCCGGAGTCCGGGTCTTTCTCAGTGAATGAGAACTTAAACGTTTTACTGACTGAGACTTTAACTGGTTCGAAGATGGCCATATTACGCAACGGGTTTTTCTTCAGTTGCGGCCTTTACTGCCCACATTGCTCCCTCTTCGAATGCGGTCTGAGCAAGAGCCTTGAGTCGGCGAATTGCAGGCGTAGACTGAGAGCTATCAAGGCCGGATGGAATCGCTTCCACGAGGTCAATAAGATGCGCGGCGGCCTGCTTTATCTCCTGAACAATCCCACTTGCAGAAGGATTGAATTCTACCCGGACACGCTGTTCTCCGATGGTTCGTGGCTGAAGATTCTCTTGCTTTTGCTCGTCCATATTTTTATTGTTCCTGAATTATTTTTAATGCCTCTGGAAACGATACAAGATTGCCGTATGCGGGATCAGAAAGAGAGTGTGCAAGGTCTAGGAGAATACTGCCGCGCACATTCCGGTCTCGAATAACCTCTTTTGTTTTATTCCATTCCGCTCGATAAGCCGGCGCCTCCACTTTGAGTCGGAATGATTTTGAGCAGATGAACCGGATCATGAAGAAGAATGCGAATATCTTCGAGGACTTGTGCTGTTTAACGTGGACTTCTTCATGAGCAATTTGAGCAGGATTCAACTGCCGGCCGGGATTTGTGTATATCGTGTTCCCGAAGGTGAAGCAGTAAAGCTCGGGAATCTTTCCGAACACAATCCGGAAAAGCCACTGAAAGGGCGGTTTCTTGTACGAGATTTTATAGTTTTTCGTCTGCATAGAAGATTGTCGGCTTCCACTTTTTAAATTGCTGAAGCTCGATGAGAGTCGGGACTTTTCCGTACATGGCGTAAAACCTTTTCTCGGCGGCCGTCTTCATGAACGGGATTGCTTGGCCGTCAGACTTCCGGGCGTGAAATTTCACTTTATTTGCCATTCTCTTGGAAGATTGATTCGATTTCCGCTTTATCTTTCGGATCAAGGTTCAAGTCTTTGCCATCAGCGCCGGTCATCTCGATGCGAGATGAGTAGTGCTTCTTGCCCACTGTCGATGCGACAAACTTCGCCGTATCAACTTTGAGCTTCATGATGTGCACGTTCCGGCGCATGATCGGCTTCTTCGTTTTCTTGTCGAATATCGGCCCCCACATACCCATCGCCTGCTCCTCTTTCGGCTCTTCGAGGGTTTCGGCGAGGACACGCTCGGCCTGATAGAGCATTTTTTGCCTATTTCCGAGTATCTCCGATAGCCAATCGGGCATTTGATGCGTGATGCTCTCGGCGTACTCCTGCGAATATCCGGCGGCGAGAGCTGACTGAAGCGCATTCCCGAAAGTCTTACTATTCGGATTGCTGTAATTGACGACGAACTGAATCTGCCGCGGGTCGCGGTTGTACTGGTTGCCGGCGCCGCCTACCGGGCGATCCTTCGGCTTGAACCCTTTTTTTCCAGGAAGCCGCTTTCCCATGGCTATTTCTTTTTGTTCGCTTTCGGAACTTCGATGATTTCAGCCTCCGGACTGCCTACAGTCGCCTCAAAATCAAACTCGCCGGCCTTTAGGCGCTCGATGAGCTTGATGTTGTATGAACGCTTAAGGAGAGAGTCCTTGTTCGAGGCCTCAATCTGGCGCAAACGATTCCGGGCGGCGCCATCATTTGGGGTCTTCTGAATCTTTTCCTTGAGGAAGATACGCTCTGTCTCATTGAGGACGATGTTCGCCTCCTGGGTCGTGATGGCCTTCTGAAGAACGCCGATATGGTCAGCGAATGGCTCCTCGACGATTGTATAAATACTCACATAGCCCGGGTCTGCGGAATTCACACGAACCGGACCATCGGAAAGGATCTTCGCATTCTCAGCGAGATACTTGTTGATTCCGTCAACGTCATCAATCTTGAAGCGCTTAATTACTGGGTGAGACATAAAGTAGTGGTTTGAATGATTACTGATTATTTTTCTCTTTCATTTTCATTACGAGGTCGGAGAACTTTTTCGATGGGATGATGAAGTGCCATGGCTGACGGGGACAAACTATCCGGTCTTTCTTCACATGCCGGAGACTATCTCCGCATTTCGGACACTCGAAGTTTTTGAGTGCCGGCCAGTTCAGCTTCACCGGTTCAAGGGTCATACATCGCGAAGGAAGTTGATTACTGATAGGAAGGCTTCATCACGACCTTTCTTTCCGCAATCACAGATGGCTTGTGATTCGGGCGGGCGATTCGCTCTCGGGCAATACTCGCCATGCTGATCCGCAACTTGTTCCCGAAGCCACTTAGTCAACTTCCACTTCAGATTTGACATCGACATGCTGATATAGAATTAGTTTTTATTGGAAAACAAAAAAGGAGCCGCGAGCTCCCTTTCTTGGTAAACGCTTTTCTATTCAGTTTTAACTTATTGAATATATTATACCATATTTGTCAAAGTGAGTTATTCACAGTTCAGCCTCTAAGAGATTGTCGAGGAGTGAAAGAAAGCTGATAACTATATCCTGAACTGCTCTGCTCGCCACTTCGTTGTCTTGGAAAGTCCGGACACGAATCTTCTTAAGCGTCTCATCTTTGATCCTTTTAATGATTGAGGACTTGATTTCCTTTAAGGTGAAGAGCTTTTTGTTCTCCTCCTTATTGCCGATACATATGGAAAGAACTCCCCTCTCAAAAGCTTCTGCCTCCCATTCTTTCTTTTTGGCGGCGATGAAGTCAAGAATAGCAATTAGCCGAACTCCTTTTTTTACTACTAAGGTCGGCTTACTAGTAATAGAGCGATGATACTCGAAAAACTTAAACGAGAACTCCTCCTCCCACTCACCCTTCTGATCGGTGGGGGTGGGGGTGTGCTTTGAAAGGCAATCGGTATTTGAACAAGTACACACCTCCTTTTCTTCTTTTGCGGGCGGGATTGTCTCGCATAAAGAGGAAGAATGAAGGGCTGGCTCTTTTACTCTAGTCCTGCTTCCCTCTCCTCCGCATAGACACTTCTCTTCTTTTTCGGGCGAAACTTCGGGCTTGTCTTGGTGGCAGGGGTGGGTTTTGGGGTTTCCGCAAAGGTTACACTGAACGGGGTGATTTCCTTGACGAAATGGGTGGCTCTCTGGTGTAGACTCGCTATTGGCTTGGTGGCAGATAGACAAGATGCTCTCGTTTATCTCGACTGCCTTATCTAATGCTTTTTCTTGTCGCTTAATAAGAGCGCCCATATTCGTTATCAATTTATCTTTCACTTCACATTCGTGGCATGGTTTCGGGGATGGACGCATAGGGTTAGAAATTAAATATATACTTCAACAACGCCAGATTTATAAGCCCGATTTCAGCCCCGACCAAGAAAGCAAGTATCTTTTCGTTCTTCATATTTTCTGATTTAGAGCTTAATGGTGATCCGGACAACCCTCCTTATCTCCTTCCCGCCTTTGTTCGCAAAAAATAGCCTATGCTTCATCATCTCCGCATCTGCTTTTCTCTCGAATATAGCGAGAGTGTTATCGAGCCCAAAGGTAGGGATTATATTAAGAACTCCATCATAAACCGCCCACGCCTTCTTCTCCTTGCGTTGTTCGGGTTTCGGTTGCTGAACATTTTCCCTTGGTATACCGCAATGATGGCAAAGACGGCAAGCCGCTGTTTCGCAGAAATGATGCTTACATTGTTTCTTTAGTGGTTTTGGCATAGGGGTTAGAGGATTATCAGCTTATTCTCTAAGAGGTAGATGAGCAGGGCGGCTCTGGCATCGGCTTCGGTTTCAAAAAATCCATTAGTCGGGGCGACATACCATTTCTTGCCGTCTCCTGTTTTTGGCGGCTTCTGAATCATATGCGGCAACATCTCCCCTAGCTCAGCGACAGTGAAGGCGGAGAACATGGGATGCTCCTTACTCTCAAACCCCATGGCATGAAAGTTGCTAACTGCACCATCGAAACGAGTCAGCTTATACTCTCCGTTTTTCGTTCCATCATCATAGGTTTCGTTCGCTCCTATACTTTCAACCCATGTGAACAAGCTTCCCTGCTTCACGCCGAGTTCTTTAAGACGCTTACTGAGTTCGAGACTGACGACCTGGGATTCGAGTTTCATAATATATTTATTTTTTAATGTAGCTGGTATATTCGACCCAATGCTCTCGGTATAAATCAACTGTGTGTCCAGTCAGTCGTGCGTGATTATATGCCTTTTTTGCATCAGTAAAGTCCTTTTTGCAGTGCCGGCAATACCCATTTTCTTCTTCGACGCCGTGTTTTACTGTCCGGAAGTTTTTCTTGTCGTATGCCATCAGTTGAGTAGCTTAAAGTCCCCGCCCTTTCCCTCATCGACCTGAGCCCGGTACTCCGGAAGGAGCATCTCGCCCATTGTTCGGGAGTTGCCGGCCTTATCTTGAATAACCAGGTGCGCCATGAACTCTTGCTCGAACTCTGCAACGCCATTCGCTACCGCAACGAACTTCGCCTTGATATGCGCGAGCAGTACCCGGTGAACAATGTTCAGCTCTTTTTCCCGGCGTACCTCATCCTGAGAATGCTTAAGCGGGACAACGATCCGGACTGCCCGTGGCTTCTGCCCTTCACCGAGAGTCACTAAAAACTCAAGCGCGAACCGGTCTCTCAAATTAGTGAACCGAACCTCATAGATACCGAGGTCATTGAGCATTTTGTGTATCATGCTCTGACTTCGTGCCCAGTTCACGTCAGTTGAGCGATATGCATTTTTTACCCAGGATGGCTGTTTCATTTTTAGTATAGTTCGCGCTCGAAGACTCGAGAGACGCTCTTATTTTTTTCAAACTTCACCCGGCAAAGCTGACCACATCGATACCCATCTCTATGCTTGACTCTCCCGAGATATATGCCAAGTTTCGTTCTCGTAATTGAGCTCTGACTATTGAGATGATGCCTATAGTCCCACTTCACATATTCCCCGATTCTAAATTTTTCTTTCATATGCTTGGTATTGATTGATGAAATGACTTTCTGTTTTCGATAAGAGCATTCATTTCCTGGTTGTGCCGATCCTGAACCTCTATCATCTCGCTCGCCGCGCTCTCGGGATATAGTGAATCGATAAACCTTTTCCTGAGCTTACGCAGATGAACCGCCCACGGCATTTTCGGGTATAACTTGAGGTCGTCCTCCGTTGCCCGCGCCAAACTGATTAACTGACTGAGCGCCTTGTTTTCTCCCGGTCCTTGGTGGTGATACCAACAGAGCGGGATGATCGCCCATATCTCCTGAATCTTCTTGCCGCCGTATATCCATGAGTGCTCCCAGGTGATGATGATTTTCCCGGGGCGATTGAAGAGGTTCGAGCAGTTTCCTTCGTGAGCCCGGGCGCAGGTGTGGTAATAGGGCATCTGCTCCATCTGCCGGCGCATTTTAAGAGGGATGATGGTCATAGTTTTATGATATATGCTGAAGGCTTTTCTCTCTACGAATCTCTCGAGCCCTTCGCATAAGGTCTTGATATTCATCACTTCTAGTCTTTAGTTCTTCATCGGTGAACCCAACCGGAGCAAACATACAATACGCCTCCGCCGGGCGGCGGCAGTCAGCGCAAATACGCAAACCCATGAAGAAAGCTCCATCCGCTAAATTTTCCTGACAGAATTCACATTTACGAAGGGTGATCATAGCTATTTCAAAAGTTCGGGATTCTGATAGATATTGCCGACAACCTCAACCTCCGTGTAAAGGGAGCTCATCCTGGTCAGCATGTTGCCGTTCTTGTCGAGCTCCTTATCTTTCACAAATACCGGGGCGAGATAGAAAGCACAGTCGTATTTTTCCCAGAAGACCCGATATAGAAAGGCGCCGTTCTCGTTCACTTCTTGCACAACATCCCCTTCGTAAATCTCCTTTCCATTTTGGTCGAGGAGACCGGTGAATTGCATCAATTCAACATTAGAACCTC